TGAACATAATATAATTGCCGAATGGTTTTATAATAGAAAAATAAATAAAGACGAAGAAGTTCATCATATTGATTTTAATGGTAAAAATAATTTACCTGAAAATTTACAAATAATGAACATTTCTGAACATCGTTCTTACCACGCAAAATTAAATAATGAAAAACTTTGGTCTAATCCTGAATTTAGAGAAAAGATGTCTTTAGTTGCAAAAAGAAAAGGTAAGTATAAATGGGACGGTAAAAGAAGTGGAGTAAATAACCCGGCGTACATTAAATTACCATTTGATAATATTATTGAAAACGCTAGAAAATATAAAACTTTAAAGAAAACTGCAAGTTCTTTAAATGTTTCTTATCGTAAATTACAGCGAGAAATCACCAGTTCTGGTTATAAAGATTGGTCAACATTTTTGGATGCGTACGGAATTAAAAAATCCCCACTCTCAACTGCAACGGCTAAGGGAGATAAAATTGTTTTAAACCATAAAATAGTATCAATAGAACCATATGGTGTAATACCTGTATATGATTTAACTGTTCCGGGTTATAAAAACTTTGCAACTGATACTATATTCTCACATAACACACCCGAAATTTCGGCGTCCTTAGACATTTATGCCGAAGAATCAACAACACCAAATGAAGATGGATATATTTTACAAATTTATTCAGAGTCAAAAAGAATAAAATCGGTATTGGCCGATCTTTTTAATAATAAGTTAGATATTAATTCTAACTTACCTATGTGGACAAGAAATACTTGTAAGTATGGTGACAATTTTCTTTATTTAAAATTAGATCCTGAAAAAGGGATTGTTGGTTGCCAACAATTACCAAATATTCAAATTGAAAGATTAGAAAAGGGGATGAAATTCCAACCTGACAAGTATTCCCAAGAAATGGAAAACGATGCGTTAAAATTCACTTGGAAAGAAAAAAATATTGAATTTAATACTTGGGAAATTGCTCACTTTAGATTATTAGGTGACGATAGAAAACTACCTTATGGTACATCAATGCTTGAAAAGGCGAGACGTATATGGAAACAACTTCTTTTATGTGAAGACGCAATGTTGATCTACAGAACATCAAGAGCACCTGAAAGAAGGGTGTTTAAAGTATTTGTGGGTAATATGGATGATAAGGATGTTGATGCGTACGTACAAAGAGTAGCAAGTAAATTTAAAAGAGATCAAATTGTTGACGGAAAAACAGGTAATGTAGATATGAGATATAACCAAATGGCGGTAGACCAAGATTACTTTATTCCTGTTAGGGATCCTGCCGCAACAATGCCAATTGAAACATTAGCAGGAGCTCAAAACCTATCTGAAATTGCGGATATTGAGTATATACAAAAGAAACTAGTCACCGCACTTAGAATTCCAAAAGCATATCTTGGGTTTGAAGAGGCTGTTGGTGATGGTAAAAATTTATCACTTTTAGATATTCGTTTTGCAAGAACAATAAATAGAATTCAAAAATGTATGATAGCAGAATTAAATAAAATTGCGATTATCCATTTATTTTTATTAGGTTTTGAGGATGAGTTACAAAATTTCACATTAGGACTTACAAACCCGTCTAAACAAGCGGATCTTCTTTCGGTTGAGGTATGGAAAGAAAAAATACTTCTTTATAAAGATGCGGTTGCGGCAATTCAAGATAGTGTTGCGCCGGTTTCTGCATCTTGGGCTAAAAAACACATTTTAGGGTTCTCAGACGAAGAGATTAGATTAGATCTACAACAACAAAGGATTGAAAGAGCGGTAGCATCTGAACTAACAAACACTGCTCAAGTGATTGTCTCAACGGGGATATTTGACACTGTAGATAAACTTTACGGTAAAAAAGAAGGGGAACCGGCACCTGCAGGTGGTGAAGAGGCTGGCGGAGGACCACCTGATATGGGAGGTTTAGGTGATATGGGCGGAGGAGCACCACCACCCCCACCAGCAGGAGGAGAACCTGGAGTAACTCCTGAATCTTTTAATAAAAATGATTTGAATTTAATATTAGAAGACAAATTATTTACCGAGTTAGACGTGATGGATTTGTCAAAAGGAAAAAACGCTTTAGTTGAAATTGATGATAGAATTAAAGAGTTTTTAAAATAAGAGATATTTATATAAAAAAAAGATATGAATACTTTTGGAACAATTAAAACAAAAATAGAAAATGCTTCTGCTGAGGTGTATAATACTAATCAGTTTAAAACATTTATGAAAGAATTAAAATCTCATATTTTGGAAAACAAAGATATGAGTGAAATATATTACCTATATGATGATCTTTCAACAAATAAAGGTTTAAACAATGACATAGCTGAAGATTATGTAAATGAATCAATTGAATATTTGCAAGTTTTAATTGAATCAAATGATAAAAAAATAAATTTAATTGATCGTTGGGTTTCAAACTATACTGAATCAAAATCTAACAACTATAAAGATATTGATACAACCGTATATGAAAAATCTATTAAATCATTAAAGAATGTTTTAGAATCAAAAAATAATATTAAATCTGTCATTAAAACATCTTCAAAAACTGAAGTAGTTAAGGAATCTGTTAATTTACCACTTTCATCTATGGTAAAAATTGCAACAACAACATTTAATAAAAAATATGAAAATATTAGTGAAGAAGATAAATCAAAATTAAAAGAACTAATATCATTATCTCAGGATGATGTTAAAGAAAAAATAGAATCTTTAAAAGAAGAAATTAATTCAAAATTAAATAAGTCATTAAATGAATCTACTGATACTGATTTAAAAAATACACTATCAAAAACAATTGAAAAAATTAATTCCTCAAAATCGGATCTTTACAATTTGTTTAAATTGCAAGAATTAAATCAAGGACTATGAAAAAGAAAAAATACTTTTTTGGTTGGGAAAATATTAAATGGTTTTTAAAGGAAGTACTTAATATGTATTCTCCGACAAAATCATATTTTTCTAAAAAGAGATTAGAGTCAGGTTTTGCTTTTATCATAGGACAATGGGGGATGATCTTTTTTTTACTTAAAAAATACAATACATTATCTATGACAGATTTTGTTATGTGGGTTGCAGTGGAAATGGCTATTGCTGGATATATGGTCCACCAAATTCAAAAAGAGAAAAAAGAAGTTTAATAAAATTAACTTCTAACTTTTTGTAAATACTTAGCCTTTTTAACCTGAGCTCTTTTCTTAACTGATGGTTTTTTAAACTCCTGACGATTTCTTAAAATCTCATTTTGTTTTGACTTATAAACTTTGAATTTATAAGTTTTAAGGGCCGACTCCAGAGAGTTTGCATTTTTTACTTCTACTATAATCATAAATTTAAGGAAATTATTGATATAAATATATCAACATACCTGCAAAAATACTTATTTTTTTGACAAGTCGTAATTTTTTTTTATATTTTAATTAAAATAAACCTGAAAGGTATGAAAAATGAAAAAAGGAAAAACGTCAAAATTAAACATCTTGAAAGATGCAAAATGTCATTATGGAACAGTAGATTCCAAAGATTTTAAATCACTCTACATTGTAATTCAAACGTGGGTTGAACCAAAAGATGAATATGAAAATTGGAATAGAATCACAGGACAAATAAAAAGACAAATACAACACACACTGCTTGAGGTTACGGATAACTCATTATTTGATAAAAAACAAATAGTTGATTTAGATCTAAGAACAAGTGGAATCCAAAAAAATAAAAGAAGTTTTTTAAATCTTGAAATCACCCTATTTTTAAACAAAGAAAACTTAGATTTTAAATCAATTTATTTAAGGGAAAAAATTAAGTTAATGATAAATAGTATTTACACAGACGACTTAAAAAATTCAAAGTATTTTACATTAAGCAAAACAAAAGATAAAGAATTGGTACTAATGTGATATTTATCTTAAAAAGATTATGAAAATACTAGGACCTAATGAATTTGGTAAGGGGATTCTTATTGAACATGACGCCGGAATAATAAATCCAAATGATAAAAGAAATTTTAGCGTTATTGAAGAATCTTACGGACAATTAGATCATTCAAAACCATTTGAATTTTATGCGACTTTACAAAAGTACGGTGTACCAAATAGAAATGGTAGAATTTATCCTGAAAAAATATTAAGAAGAGAATCTGACAGATATAATGAAATGATAAATAAAGGTTTATCTATTTCAGAGTTGAATCACCCTGAATCTTCTTTAATTGACTTGGATCGTGTATCACACCTTATTACAAAAATATGGTGGGAAGACAATGTACTTGTTGGAAAAATTAGACTTCTTACAACACCAGGTTTTCACGAAAGAGGGGTAGTATCTTCAAAAGGAGATGTTGCCGCAAATATGATGAGACAAGGAGTTACTATGGGAGTATCCTCAAGAGGGGTTGGGTCTTTAGTTAAAAAAGGAGATCAAAATGAAGTACAAGATGACTTTGAATTAATATGTTTTGACCTTGTATCTTCTCCATCCACACCGGGAGCATATCTATACATAAATAAAGAAGATAGATCAAGATACGATGAAAATATTGAACAGAAAAAAGAAAATGAAATAATTTCTAGTAATGGTTTAGGTAAATCTGTTGACTTAATGAAAAGATTATCCGATTATTTGGGTAAGTAAAAATTTAAGACATGGATGAAAAGTATTTTGTAGCAAGAGTTACAACCGATATGGTTGATGAGAACTCAGGAAAAGTAAAAAAAATTAAAGAAGAAAAATTGGTTAGGGGGTTTTCTCCCACCGATGTTGAGGCGAAAGTAACCAAAGCTTACGAGTCTTACACGATGGATTGGAGAATAACCGCAATTGTTGAGAGTAAAATTGATGAGGTAATTGAATAAATAAACTTATTAAATTTTTTAAAAAGGGATCATTTTATGTGTTCCCTTTTTTTGTGCTTTTTAATTTTTTTTATCAGAAATACATAAAATAACGAATTTTTTAAAATAAGGATATATTTATTTGATAAATAAACAATTTTACGCACGCATTAAAAATGGCAAACGAAACCAAAAACTCTTTAGTAGAGGAAGCTTTATTACAAATGAAAGCCCTTGAAGAAGCAGTAACTGAAAATGCAAAAGGAATACTTGCTTCTACTATGAAGGAAGAAATCAGTGAATTAGTAAAGGAATCACTTAGTGGTACAAAAAAACCAAAATCAAGAATCTCAGAACAAGAGGACGAAGATATTGAAGACGTTGAAGACGTTGAAGATATTGAAGACGTTGAATACGAAAATGAGCCGACTGGTGATGATGAGGAAGAAGATATTGATTTTGAAATGTCTGATGACGAAGGAGACGATCAAGAGTTTGATATGACTATGATGGGATTTGACGATATGGAAGACGAAAATGAAATGGCTCCATTGGACATGAGAGGAGCTTCTCCTGAAGAATTAGCAAAAGTTTTTAAAGCTATGGGAGAAGATGACGGAATTATTATTTCAAAAGACGATGATTATATTCATTTGTCTGATGACAATGAGGACGTTGAATACTTAATCCAAAACGAGTCTGATAATAGTTATGAAGACGAAACAATGGAAGCATACGAAGAAGATGAAGAAGTTGTGTATGAACTTGAAATGGACGAAGAAGAAGAGGAAGAAAATGAGACCATTTACGAATTAGAAATGGATGAAGAAGAAGAAGAAGAATCCGATGAGGAAGAAGAGGAAGATCTTGACGAGGTTTATGAATCTATGAAACCAAAAGGTAAAGTAGGTAAAATGAAACAATTCAAATATCCTAATATGAAACACGGAGTAACCGAAACATCTGATGAAGAAAATGAATCTGAGTGGGAAGAAGAAATGGAAGAGGCATCAAGTCTTTTCTTGAAAAAACCAAAAATGAGAAAAGAGGCGGAAACTACAGAAGCGTCAAGAACTATAACTTATAAGCGAAGAGCTGAAAGAAATAGAGTTGCCGCTCCAAGCCAGTTAAGAAAAGAATCTTTGAATAAAGAAATCGACGTACTTAGAGAAAAAAATGAAGAATACAAAAAAGCTTTGGATTTCTTTAGAACTAAGTTAAACGAAGTTGCGGTATTCAACTCTAATTTGGCATACGCTACTCGTTTGTTTACTGAACATACAACAACTAAACAAGAAAAAATTAATATCCTTAGAAGATTTGATAATGTTGAATCAATCAAAGAATCTAAAGGTCTTTACAAATCAATCAAAGAAGAACTTGATGGAATCACTAACGTAGTTACAGAATCTGTAGCATCTAAAGTTATTAAAACTCCAACAACAGGGTCTTCTAATTTGATCGAAAGTAAAACTTATGAAAATCCACAATTCTTAAGAATGAAGGATTTAATGAATAAAATAAAATAAACAATAAACTCAATTTTAAAAAATAAAAAAATGGGAGCATTATTAGAATCAGGTCTTGTTGGTAACATCGGTCTTAAGCACCTTAAAGTTATCAAAGAAGATACAATTAGCAAATGGGATAAATTAGGATTCCTAGACGGTCTAAAAGGACACATTAAAGAGAACATGGCACAACTTTATGAAAACCAAGCATCTCACCTAATCAACGAAGCGGCATCAACAGATAGTTCAGGTTCATTTGAAACTGTAGTTTTCCCTATCGTAAGACGCGTATTCTCTAAATTGTTGGCTAACGATTTAGTATCTGTACAAGCAATGAACTTGCCTATCGGTAAATTGTTCTACTTCGTACCTAAAATCCAAGCTTACCAAAATGGTCAAGACCCTACAGCTGGTGGTACTCACTACTCTCCACTTGGAGCGCCTAATGGTCCTGCAGCTCAAGGTGCTGGATATTCAACAGGTGACAAAAACCTTTATGATAGATTTTATGAAGGTGCTGAACCAGCATTAGATCCACCAGGACTTTTTGATTATTCTAAAGGTACATTCTCGGCAATCACTTCAAGTGCGGTAAGTACAGTAGCTTGGTCTAATGGTCAATTAATCCCTTCTGCTTATACGGCAGATGAGTACAGAAAAGTATTACTTGTACTTTCTGGATTCTCTAACGCAGGTGCAGGAAAACTTATCGGTCCTGATGGTCAAGAAATGGATAATGAAGCATTCCTTTCTGATTTACACGTAAATGCTGTTACAACTGCGGGTGGTGCATTCTCAGGAGCAGGTTCAGGAAACCTATTATTTAGAGTAGTTACTCAAAAATATGGTAAAGGAATCGTACAATATGGTGTACAAACTTCAACTACATTCCCTACTGATGGAAATGGTGGTTCATATGACAATCTTTGTACACCTAACGGACTTATCTACTTAGAAGTTGATTTACAAGTTCCATGTTCTATTGGTGTTGATTCACTTGATGGATACTCTGGTTTAACAACTGATATAGCTGGTAGTGCGGTTGCCGGATCTGCATTTACTGCATCATATAGAGTTTACAAAGAATTGGAATTTGAAGATCAAATTGGTGAAGTTTCTTTTGACCTTGAGTCAGTTACTGTATCTGTTACAGAAAGAAAACTAAGAGCACAATGGTCTCCTGAATTGGCACAAGACGTTTCTGCATTCCATAACATCGACGCTGAGGCTGAATTAACAGCTTTATTGTCTGAGCAAGTGGCGGCAGAAATTGACCGTGAAATTCTTCGTGACTTGAGAAAAGGTGCGGCTTGGACATTACGTTGGGATTACAACGGATGGAAAAGAGGTACTTCAGCGAATCCGTTGACTCAGTACACTCAAAAAGACTGGAATCAAACGTTGATCACAGCTATCAACCAAATTTCAGCACAAATTCACAAATCTACACTTAGAGGTGGAGCTAACTGGATCGTTGTATCTTCTGAAATCTCAGCTATTTTTGATGATTTAGAATACTTCCACGTATCTAACGCTTCTCCTGAGCAAGATCAGTATAACATGGGTATTGAAAGAGTTGGTACTCTTGCAGGACGTTACCAAGTTTATCGTGATCCTTACTTCCCACCAAACACAATCTTGTTGGGTCACAAAGGAACATCATTGTTAGACACAGGATACGTTTACGCACCGTACGTACCTCTACAATTGACACCTACAATGTACAACCCATTTAACTTCACTCCAATAAAAGGAATAATGACGAGATACGCGAAGAAAATGGTGAATAACCGTTTCTACGGACGTATCACTGTTGATGGAGTACGTACATTTGATCTTAGAGAATTGAGATAATCGTTCATCTATAGAACATAAAAAAGGGTGGTATTTATTTATCACCCTTTTTTTATTTTATGATAGGTGTAAAAATGAATGGACTATAATTTTATTTTTATTATATTTATATAAAAATAATTTATGAAAACAAAGTTAACAAATGACGATATTATAAAAATTATTGATCTATATAAAACAGAAATACCGAGTACTCATAAATTAGCTGAACGTTTTAAAGTTGGTCACAAAAAAATATCACAAATTTTAAAGGACAACAATATAGACATAAATAAAAAAGGAGGTCAAATAAAAATAGGTAATAGTTCTAATATAGGATCAAGTAAAACCAAATTATATACCCCAAAAAACAATTATGAATTAGTTGCTAAGTGTAAAAAAACTGAGATTATTATTAATGACCCAAATAATTTATCAGGAATGCTAACCAAACACATAATTAATTTATATGGTGACGTTAATATCCCAAAAAATAATTACCAAAGAAAAAAATATGAATCAGAACATAATAAAAAATGGTTTGAGAATTATTTTGACATTATCGAATTAGAAATAAAATCAAGTAGAAAATGTAGGTTGTGTGATTGGGAAACATCAGATACTTTAAATAAAACGGGTTGTTTTGAACAACACATTCGAAAAGTCCATAATACCACCATTAATGAATATATAGATAAATTTCCTGAAGATGTTCATTTACATTCAAAATTATTAAAAAAAATAGAAAGGAATAATGAATTAAATAATGAAGATAATTTTGTCATATGTAATCTATGTGGTGAAAAAATGAAATCAATTTCAAATACACATTTAAAACACAAACATAACACAACATTAGAGGATTATAAACTCAATTTCCCAAATCATAAAATAGTTTCAAATACTATTTCAAAAATTTTGAGTGCAAAGGCTATAGAAACAAACATAAATGCAACACCGACTTGGACATCTAAAGGGGAAATTGAAATTAAAGAATTTATTGAAAGTTTAGGATTTGAAACAGAAAAAGGTAAAAATCGTAAATTACTTAATGGTAAAGAAATAGACATAATTATTAAAGATACGAACATTCTTATTGAGTATAATGGTCTTTATTACCATACAGAAAAGATGGGTAAGAATTCTAACTATCATTTAAATAAAACAATTGAATGTAAGCAACTTGGTTATAATCTCATACAAATTTTTGAGGACGAATGGATGACTAAAAAAGATTTGGTCAAAACAAAACTTAAACATTTGTTAAAAATTAATAATGGAATTAAGATCGGAGGTAGAAATGTTATAATAAAAAATCTAAATAATGAAGATAAGAAAATATTTTTAAATAATAATCACATTCAAGGGACAGATAAATCTACTATATGTTATGGTGCTTATTATGAGAATGAATTAGTTGGAGTTATGTCATTCAATGAAAAAAGAAATATGACCAAAAATAAAAATGGAGAATATGAATTAAGTAGATACGCAACTAAACAAAATTATGTAATAAGAGGTTTGGCATCTAAATTCATAAAATTTTTTATTAAAGAATATTCACCAAATAGTATTATTAGTTTTGCAGATAGAAGATGGACTATAGATCCCGATAATAATTTATATAGTAATTTAGGGTTTAAACTTACGTCAATAGTTAAACCAACTTATTACTATTATAATTCTAAAGTGGGTAGATATAAGAGGTACCACAAATTTTCTTTTGGTAAAAATAATTTAAAAAAAAGATATCCAAATATTAACCTATCAAAAACGGAAAAGGAGTTAACTACTGAATTAGGTTTTGATAAAATATGGGACTGTGGACTTTTTAAATATGAATTAATCCTTTAATTGCTCATTCATAATACCATTTTGAAAGAAAAATAAAATTTAAGTTCTTCTTTATTGTTTTATTAAGTATTTACGATTATTTTTATTTTTAAATAAGATATTTATATAATATTATTATTAATTAAAAAAATATAAAAAATGAAAAAGTTAATTTTTATTTTAAGTTTATTAGTAAACTTGTTATCATATAGTCAAACAACATTATTGTCCCCAACAGGTGATGGTGGATTTGAAACGGGTACTACTGCCACAGCAAACGGATGGACAGCTACAGTCGGTACTGCAACTCAAAATCAATGGATAGTAGGTAGTGCCTATGCATATGGTGGATCAAGAGGTGCATATATTACAAACGCAACAAGTACTGCTCCAAATTCATATACAAATAGTGCTGCAAGGGTATCTCATCTATATAGAAATTTTACCTTACCAACAAACACAGCAACCGCAACTTTATCTTTTTATTGGAAAGGAACGGGTGAAAGTTGTTGTGATTATATGAGTGTTTATTTTGAACCCGCTGCAAATGCCGCACCTGTTTATGGTACACAAAAAACTTTAAGTGGAACTGCACCTACGGGTATTATAAATGCCGCTACTGCAAACACTACGCGAACAATATATAATGCTTCATTTGCTGGTTATACTACCTCACAACTGATAACTATTACAATACCAGCTTCGTACTTTACAAACACAGCTTATAGATTAACATTTGAATGGAGAAATGATGGATCTGTAGGGACAAACCCACCCGCAGCTATTGACAATGTATCTATTGTTTATAATGTTACATCTACAGTACCAACCTGTGCGAGCCTTTCTTCACCATCTAATGGTGCAACAAATGTTTCTTTAACACAAACAATTAATTGGGCTGCTACAGCAACAGCAACAGGTTATGATGTTTATTTCGGAACCTCAGCAACACCTCCGTTAGTATCCTCAAATCAAGCTGGCACTACTTACAATCCAGGAACATTAAGCTCCAATACAACTTATTATCATAAAATTGTTCCACGAAATTCTGTTGGACCCGCAACAGGATGTTCAACATGGTCTTTTACTACTTTAAGTCCTCCATCAAATGATGCGTGTTCAGGGGCTACTAGTTTACCTTGCGCTACGTCTAATTTGGCAGGAACAACAGTCAACTCAGTTTCTGAGGTGCCTCCAGCAAGCGCATCAGTTTCAAATTATGGGGTATGGTATTCATTTACAGGAGATGGTCAACAAACAACAATATCATCAACTGCAGTATTTGACCATGAAATGGTTATACTTACAGGTACAAGTTGCGGTTCTTTTTCTGTTGTAGCTTCACAAGATAATGCCTTATCAAACTCTGCGGAATCATATACATTTACAACGACAAACAGTCAACAGTATTATGTCTTTATTGCTCATTATAGCACAACATCTACCGCAACAGGTACTTTTACAATATCAAGAACTTGTACTGCAGCGCCTACTCCACCAACAAACGATGCATGCTCAGCAGCAACTTCTTTACCATGTGCAACCTCTTCTTTAGCCGGAACGACAGTAAACTCTGTTGTTGAAACATCTCCAAATAGTTTGTATGTTGGTGGTTATGGTGTGTGGTATACATTTACAGGAGATGGTGGGCAAACAACCATATCTGTAACCTCATCCATTGATATAGGAATGTATATTGGGTATGGTACATGCGCTAGTAGAACTCAAGTCGCAGCCGTTGATGCAGCACTCGCCGGTGGTACGGAAAGTGCTACCTTTACAACAGTAAACGGAACTGTATATTATGTGTATGTTGCATATTATGGGGTATCAGTAATTACAGGTACATTTACTATATCTAGAACTTGTGTTGCTCCTTGTACTACACCTACTGCGGCGGGTACTTTAGCTGCAAATAAAACATCAACAACTGTAAATGATGCCGTGGTATTCACTACAACAGGAAATGGTGGTACTACAACAAAGTTTGAATTTTCATATGATAACTTTTCAACAGTGGCGGGAACAATAAACAACCCAGCAAATCCATACACTCTTATATTAAACGTACAGCAACCCACAATGTATTTTAGAACCACTTCTGTTAGTGGGGGTTGTCCTGCGGGTGTTACTTCACCTGTGTCTGTTACTCTACAATCAGCCCCTCCATATAGTACAGGAACAGGTGGTGGTGATTATATATCAAATGTAACATTAAACACAATAAATAACACTTCAACATATGACTCACCATTAGGTGATTCATATCAAGATTTTACATCAATTTCAACGAAT